TCTGAACACATTCCGTTGCTCAGTGAATCCTGGGCTGACGATTGTGCCGATTTGCCACTCGATACACATACCGATTATGGCAATCAAGACATAGACGAAGAACGAGAAGTTGATTGGAGAGAACATCTCTTCCAAGTTCGGAACCAAGACGCTTTCCGCGGACCAAAACATCAGTTACCTGATAGTGATCCGTGGAAACGACGGAATGAACCATCCGTACGTCTTTTGCCCGAACACAAATATGACAACACGAAGAAACAACGGCCTCCTCCTAAGATTCGACCTACTGATTATGATTTACGTGCCGAGCACTACCCAACCGACGGTGCTTGGTACGACTGGAAATACGATCTTGAACCTCGACCTTATGATAAAGACCAGACACGTTATCCGCCTGCCTCACCTGGATCTGCAAAACGCGCCAAAGAAGAACGCAAGAAACAACTTGAGTCGATGACTAAGCAAGAACTTGAAGCTGAATGTCGCGCATGTGATGAGATGATTCGTCGAAAACGTACACCACCACCTGATGCGTGTGCTAAAGCCGAATGCGGTCTGTACGACATGGACGAGCCTCTTCGTCCCGAATGCAATAATTGCAAGATGCGTGCCATGCTCGGCAATAAGACACCTTGCGGCAGTTGCAGTCGTGTTGAACACACTGTTATTCCCGACGACGAAGATGAGTCTCGTGTTCCGAATAAATATGCTGATGAACTCAAACGAAAGTTCATGCACCAGCAGTACATCTCGGAAGTCGATCCAGTACCTCACGGAACACCTGGAATGCGCGTCACTGTTGACAACGTACCGCGAAAAGTACCTCGCGACTTAGTTCAGCTGATGGAAGGCGAAGCAATTATTGATTCTCAGACAATGCAAAATTTGCCAATATACGTTAACAACGTGGTTTTTATCGATTCTATTGAACGACCATCGTTGCGTGGCATTATGGTTGGCGGTTATTTCGGCGTTTGTTCGGCCCACGCTTTTGCGGGCCGATCCGTCGGAGACACTTTTACAGTTTTTGACCGTTACCATCGTCCTTTACGTGCCGCTGTTTATAAAATCAATACGAAGCGCGACATTTGTGTTTTCAGACTCGACAAGACTTGTGAGCAGTATAAAGACATACGAGCCCATATGCCACGATCAACTGACTTGTTCAATCGGACTGGTCAACGTGCCCTTCTTGTGCACGTTGCACCAGCGAGAGGGCGCACCGAACACGGTGCGCTTGTAAATACGGTCACGACTCACACCAACGTGATTATTTTACAAGAACGTGCTCAGAAGAACCTTACTACAGGTGTCACTGTTACCGGACAACTGTACCGTGGTCATACGCGCGGCATTCAAGCCGCCGACGTGATCACTGTCAAAGGAGATTGTGGCTCACTCGTCTGTCTACTCGATCCAACAACCGAAGCCAAACTTGTCGGTTTTCACACTGCTGCTACTGCTGATTTGGGTTTGATGGCCCTGTTTCTGCGAGATGATTACGGTTTTATGGATATAATGATCCCTCAATCGATCGATGATCACGCGTTTCAAGACGACTGGCGACCAACAGTCCTTCACCATCAGATGGTCAAGCTTTTGCCTGAACCGGTACAATACGGACACGTCGAGCTTATTGGCGTGTTATGGAATGGTGCTGAAGTTTTACATCAGCATCACAACACCATGACACGTCTGTGGCGTAGTCCGTTGTCGCTTACCGAACCATCTGATTCTGACGTCTTCCAACCGTGCGCATTGTTCGATGGAGACACTCGTCTTCCATATTACTTTGATCCTTTCCAGAATGGAGCTGATAAATTCAATCACGAGTTCGTGGACATCGACGAACCGCTTGCCGATTTATGTATTGAACACGTAGCCGAATACTATGCTGATCTGTCGTTTCGCAAACAGTTTACTTGTCGCAAAATGACGAAGACGGAAGCCATTAACGGAATTTCGCTTTTCAAAACGTCTAGTCCACTGTCCCGCGACACTAGTGCGGGATTTCCGTGGTCTCAAATGCGCGGCGTGACGAAGAAAGGTAGTTTCTTTGATTTTGATGCTACCCGCCAGATCTGGGTCCTTGCGGATTCAGTTCATGGCCGTCTTCTGAACGACGCCGTTGACGCTAACGAAAATGCGATCCGACATGGCAAACGTATCGCCATTGTCAACATTGCGACGTTGAAAGATGAGCCTCGAAAACTCAAACGTATCTATGACAAACCAGATACTCGTGTTTTCTACGCTTCACCACTCGACGTTGTAATGCTGATGCGAATGTACTTCCACACTGCTTCTTGTTGTATCACTGAAACTCATCGAGAGACACCCATTAAGATTGGCATCAACCCGTCTGGAATTGACTTCCACGTGTTGTTTGAAAATCTTACGTCTGTCGGTGATGATGCGTTTGACCTTGATGCGTCTGGCTGGGATTCTACCCTCCCACCTTACGTGATTGGTCAGTTGTACAAGATCTACAACCGCATTTATGAAGTGTGCGACCCGCTTGCAGAACGGAATCCAAAGCTGTTTGAAGAACAACAGAACATCCGTCGTCGACGC